GTGGCTTTGGCACAACAAAAAACCTACCCCCTTTAGAATAATTACAACTTGCGCATAGACATTGCAGGTTATCGCTTGAATCGTTTCCTCCAAGTTTACGAGGAATTATGTGGTCAACTGTTAACTTCTCATCACTACCGCATTGTTGACATACACCATCACGTTTAATGATGCGCTCTCTAATCTTGCGCCATTGGCTTGTTGAACCATTGCCTTTAAGACTACTACTCAATGCCATCCCTTACGCTGCCAGTGTCTGAGTGCAGCGCATGTATCAGGCTGCATCCCTTCATGAGTCTTAGTGTATCCATATCTATGACCTATGTAGCGTAATCCCCAGTCTATCTGTTGTAATGGGTTAGCAGTTCTTAGGAACTCTGACTTACCTTGAGGGATGCCATACACTCTTTGAGTACCTTTTAAGTTACCTACCGCTTTCCAATTCCAGGCACTCTCTTTGCCATAAAGCGTACTTAGGCATTTCCAGTTTTTTGTTGTTAATTGTCCTTTGGCATAAGCTTTTGATGTAATTCTTTTATTTGGGTCGTTTGTCGCACTTGCTGCTGATACGAAGGAGAAGCATATAGCGCCCCCCAATACGATTGCTACCGAGCGAACTAACCGCTTCACGGTTCGCTCTGAGCACCTGGTGTGCTCTAGCCCTCTAAGTATAGTCATAGTGTCAAATCCATTTCTATAAGTCCTGTTCAGGACGGCGTTTCGTTTTCAAGCGTTATCAGTTCTATAAAATCCTTTCCCTTTGAAAACTAATCCAGGTGCTGAATAAATACGGTTTGCTTGAGCACCGCAATCCTGGCATCTCACTAAATCGTGTTCCATTGGTAATTCCAACTCCATCTGTAAATTGCACAATGGACATCTATATTCATAAGTTGGCATTATTTTCCTTTGGCTCACAGGCTTTGCATCTCCATTGTTTGATTTTCCAATTACCGCAATTATCGCAGCGAATCATTGTCTTTTCCCAATCTATCTCGCTAGATGGGAGTCTGTCGTAATCTGCTTTTCTAAGTAACTCCACCAAATCCCTTAATGTCAACATGCAGACGAACTCCTCGACTGATGCTTCCCCTTGCCCATTAAGTCTAAAACACGCAAATCCTAACTCCCCAGTTTTGGATGTACGAGCTTGAATTTGGCGAAGTGTCCCTTTGATGTCAAGTGAGTTGCGCGCTTTTATTTCGATGTCGAACGGGACATTCAAAATATCCTTGCCTTGACCTCGACCTACACTAGCGTTGCGCCACCACTGCTGCAAGTAGTTAGCAACTAAGCGTTCAGTCGCATAACCTCTATGCTTACGATGTTGTGACGGCATGACATTTCAAGCATTGAAGAAAAACCTGGTCGTTTGCAATAGGTGTAATTGCTATTGGCTCATTGCATAAATCACAATGAATAACAATTTCCTCAGTTTGTTCCAGTTCGCCCCCCATGATGATTGCCTCACCATCGCTGAAAATAATCATTTCGCCCATTTGTTATGCCCTTACCTTCTGCGGTTGCCAATTGCCTTGAGGCGAGATTTCGTACCAAATAACATCATCACCTTTATCGCATCGATTCATTTCTCCAGTAACTGCGGCAGGACACTTGAAATGACCCCATGCTTTGCCTTTGCTAGAACCTGTACGCCATGCCATTTCCCCATGTGGGCATCTAGGAACATCTTTGTCAGTTGTAGCGCCTATAATGTCTTTGACCGTTGCCACTGCTTGTTCAGCAGTTATCGGCATCTCAACAGTTTTAATTGTCCACGGGTCATCTTCTTTTGGAACAGGAATGTATTCTTTTTGATGCGACATTTCTACTCTAGCAACCTTTGTCATTTCTTCCCGAGAAGGTCGCTTTGTAGCAAATCCAGCAGTAGCCAATGCCCTGCCTATTGCGGAAGTTGAACATCGTTCCAAGGCGAACTCAGCCTCTTTGGAATCTGTCCTGAAAGACTCTGCCGCGTAATCGATTGACCAAGCCTTTGAATCAGCCTCAGTTCTAAAGATACGAGCCTCAACAATAAACCTATTGCTTCCAGCCTCAATAAGTTCAGTTTCAATCCGACCATCAGGATAATCCTTCCAAAATTTAGTAATTCGAGATTCTACGGTTTCATAATCATTGAGATTAAACATAAAGTTCATCCTGTTCTGTTGCTAGTTCGAGAGCTATTGCCAAATAAGCAATTGCATCTACATAGGAATCAACATGGCTTGGTGTTTCTTGGATTCTGCTGAGTTTGACCTCGACCATTGCAAGACAAGCCTGTGAGTCCGTGATTGGGAAATCAAATAAATTGGATAACCTTGAAGAAATCCGACCTTGATTGATTTTTGGATGACCGTAGATTGAACCACGATTTTGCATAATGTCGATTGCATCAATGAGTGCCTTAGTTGCTTTCATTTATTCCTTCCAAAATTCTTGTCGAGAGATTGAACGACCCCGAGTGTATCCCTCGCGTATGCCATCCCTGTGACCTGTCCAATACCAAACAAAATTAGTGATGAGAAAAACGCCCAACACGCCGATAATTTGTAATGAGTTCATTATTTTGCTCCCATTTCTAATAACTCGCCTGTAATTGCGACAGGCTCGACATTGTTTATGACTTCATAGATTTTTCCATTCGGATGTATGGATGGAGCGGCAGCAACATAGCCTTTCCATTTAACATCAATGCCAGGTTTGATTGCTGACTTAAAATTAAGGCTTTTGTCTGCTTTGTAATACAAATGCAAACCATCTCCAGTTTGAACTGTGTAAGTTTCAGGCATTATGTCCATTAGTTCGCCACCGTTACGATAGTCGATGTCTATGACAATAAGTCCTGACGTGATACAGGCGATGCCGATGTTTGCTTGAGGTTCGACATCAAACCAAAAGTTAATAAGGCTTGAGTCAGTTGATGCGCCTAAATAAGCGCCTTTGATTAGGTCGAAATGAGGTTCTTTTTGTTTTGGTAGTAAAGGCATCACTGCCCAACCGCGAAGCGCATAATCTAACGCTTGTTGCCGTGTGTCTATTGTAATCATTTTGCTCCCTATCCCCGAGAGTTTCTCGGTTCATGGAATAAGCATCTCAGAGGATTACGGTTTGTCCAGGCTATTTTGATAACGAAACGGTAACAATTCTGAGTCATCCATGTGGTCATCAATGTCCCTGCAAATGTCAAGTTTCAGGTCATCCATAAGTCTTGCCATACACAGTAAATGAGCCATCTTTGTTTATTGGAATGAGCATGGGGGAAAGGTTCTTCCCATAGGTTTCTAGGATTGCAACACTCATCTGCCAATTAGCCGCTCCAGCCTTGAGATAAGAGGCTTTGCGCTTGTCCATAACATTACCTGCCTCAACACCCCAAAGAGTCCTGTATGAGCCTCCTATGCCCTCTGAATAGGCACTGATGCCCGCTCTATGCGTGTGACCGCAAACAACGGACTTGCCAAATTTTTTAGCCAAACCGAGTGCGGTAAGTCCAGCATTGGAGTTCATCGAACCTTCGTCCCCGTGGACCAAAACCCAACCTGGATGAAACTCAAAAGGTTTTTTGTGGAATCTAATTCCTAGCGAAGCAAAGTCCATAAACTTAGGATATTCGAGTTCAGGCAAACCGATTAGGGACGGCGCTCCTCGAAGTAATGTGTGGTACAACCTATCCGTGTGATTGCTGCGAGTGATATCGCTTGTCCGAAGGTCCCAAAGAATCTGTTGAGCCAAGCTTCTATCGGCATCGAGTTGACCCTCCCATTCTAATCCAGTTCCCTTCGCCCATTTGGATTGGGCTTGCATGTCAAGTTCATCGCCTGTGTTGAGTACCAGGTCAAACTTCTCTCGATTGACTAACTTGATTAGATTCTTGACCGCCGCTTCATGATGGTACGGAATTTGAAGGTCGCTGATAACTAAAATTCGAGATTTGGTTTTGTTCATTCATCCTCATCGTCATACCAGTCAGGTTCAGGGATGTTAGGGTTTATTGGAGTAGGCAAGAGCCAATCAGGGTAAGCAGATTTTTCCATAATCATAGACATGCAAATTGAATCGGGAAATCCTGCACGCTTCAGAGATTGATAAAACTCATGCAAGCCAATGCAATAGGCATCAAGCTTTGAATAGCCCTGGTCCTGGAGTTGCTTCGTTGCTTTCCTTGCCATGAGATAAGTGTTACCTCTCTAGGAGCCGAAGTATTGTATCGACACGCACCCTTAGTTCATTGAGTTCATCGCGCATCGAACTACCACCGTTAGTTTTTAGTTCTGCGAGGTAATGCTTTACTAACCATTTGACCGACCCAATAAATGAACCAATAACGGTCAGCGCAGCAACTACAACACCCAGCCAATCGGTTGAATTCATGCGATTTGGTCATCGGTCGGGTCAAGATATTTAACAACAGGAGCGAGTAATGCGGCTGCAAGGACTGCGTATTCAGGCTTAACATCGCCAATCATTGCAAGTCCTAGAGTAATTGCTGAAACTCCCACTGCTTTTAGGTAGGACTTGATTGCGTTCTTTGTATTCTTTGACATTATTTATCTCCTATTAGTGGAATTTCTTTGAAAAACGAGTCATCCAGGTCAGCATCTTGACGAAACGAGAAGTGTGCGTGTTTAGTGTGTTTGTTAATTCCGCGATACTTGCGCCATTTCCATTTAAGGATGGGTGAAGCAATTTTTTCGTCAAAGATAATGTAACTAAATCGTCCATGTTTTTTGGCATATAGTCGAACCTGGTCAACCAAGTCGGGCATGACATCCCTCCCTTTGGATAAGTCACGGTCAATGTCGATGGCGCGTACCCAGCCATTATCATCCGCATTGTGGTCAGACTTACGAGCAGCATGCCTTGCATCTGAGTAAGCCCCTGAGTCCGAATCACGACCACGGTCGGGGTAGGCATTGTCAAGTTGCTCTCGTAATTGAATCGCTGACTTAGATAACTTTGGCTTCATTATCCGAGAATAGTTTTAAGTTCATCCTCAGTTAAACCGAGGCGAGCCAATAGAGCAGCCTTATCCGCTTCTCCCTTTGCTTTTGCATCTGCCGCTGCTTTGTCGGCTGCTTGTTGTTCTTGATACTTAGCAAATTCATCATCGTTCATTTCGCGGTCAATTACTTCATTTGCTTCAATGTTATGAATTCTAACCATTGGACGAGGTGTTATTTTAGCCATTATTTAACTCCAAATACTGTATATGAACCGCCATTAAATGTTTGTGAACCTAAAAATAGTCTAACTGTTGTAATTGCTGAAGCACTCATGTACATACCATCTTGAACCAAATTGTAAGTATTACCAGCACCAGCAGCATAAGTTGCTTGTTTTGCTTGCCAAATTTTAACATTGTCAGTTGCTGAGTATTCTGGAATGTAAATGAACCATGTATCTGAGTTTGCAACGGTATTTCCAAGAGTTCCCTGTGCATAGTTTACAGGTGTTGTTCCTGTTCCGTTATTAGCGCGAGTAGTTGCATCACCAGCATAAGCGTTACAATAAATGTATTTTGCGCCTGAATCATTATTAAACTCCATGCGCGGATTAACTATTGTAGTAGTCACTTTTGGAGATACAACTCTGATGTATAAATCACGATAAGCACTGGAAAATCCAGTTATAGAAGTAGTCGAACCTGAAAGTGAACCTGTTGCAAGGGAAGTATAAGCACCTGCCGCAATGGTTGACCATGATGGAACTCCACCTGCTACGGTTAAAACTTGACCAGTTGTTCCAATAGCCAAACGAGCCTTTGCGGTTGCGGATGTATAATAATCGACATCCCCTGCGGTTGTTCCAGGGTTTAATGATTTGACTGATGTGTCAACCGATGTTCCAAGTGTACGAATAGCACTTGCGCCATCCTTAACGAGCGCGGTGTCATCAGGTGTTGTCCACCCATAATTGGTCGTTGTTGCCATTGTTCTCCTATTGTCAGGCTACTATTGTAGCGTTTGTCCAGGTCAAAGTTGGTATCAAGGTATTCCATTTTTCGGATACAGGAACATTGCTCCATTTCATTGCCTGGAGGCTAAATGTCAAAGGCGAGAGCAATAGAGTTACCGAAAGTTTGTTAAATCCAGCATTGAAGGTCCAGCCCTCAACGAATCCCTGAAATCTGCCGCCTGTCATATTTGTAGGCAAATCTGAAATATCAAGCGGAAGTCCCATAAACACACTAATAAGAGCGTTTCGGTCAGAATCATCGATTTCGGAATTGGTCAATTCAAAGGTAATTGATTTGAAAAAACTTTGTGGATTAGCTCTAAGGCTTAAATAAAAGTTCGCCTGAGCGGTTGCATCAGAAGCATTATGCAATGTTGTGATGATGTTTTGACCTTGTTCACCGTAGGTTCCTTGAGATGTCAAATCTGAGGCAGTTTGCTGAGCGCCATTTTTATAGGTGATAGTGACCTTGTTTCGGATGTCACCAATTTTGCGTGAGGTTGAAATTCCTCGGGCAAGAGCGTGATTGCCAGTTACATCCAGGTATCCATTATCTGCAAGGTATTGACTGCGATGAGTTGAATCGGCATAAGCAATGCGACCTTGAGAATCTTCGTAAATATAACCAAGCCCCGATGTGGCAAGTCCAGCAATCAAAGAATAGACATCAGTTGTGCTCGATGCTCGGTCCGTCAGTTCATAATCTCCAGGAGTATCGATTTCGCCTAGTCCTGTATTTTGAGCATTAGCCCATGTTTCAGTTGCAGGAGAATAAGTTGACCATTGAATTGCCGCAGGGACTTCACTCCATTGATTGAATAAAATATCTCTGAGAATTGAATAAATTTGATTTCCGTCAAAATCACGGGACAAAACACCTTGAGTCAGAATCTTTGTCAATTTTGCAAGTGAACCCAAAGCAATGATTTTGAATGTTTGAACAATCGCGTTTGAGCCAGCAGTTTTCACGCTTTGGTCAATATCAGTGACATAACCTCCAAAAATAGGAACAAAGGTTCCACTGGAGTTTTTGACCTGAATGGCTATTGAGTCGTTGAGTTCGATGGCAAGCGTTGATTGGTCCGTATTGACTAATTCAACCGAACAATATCCAGCAACAGGTTGAGCATAAATATCTGAGCGACCTGATGAAATCGTAAGATTGGCAAGGCTTACGGTTGTGTAAGTTCCTCCATCAATGGAAACTTGCCAAACTGGACTCCATGCGGTCATTGATTAAAGTCCTGTAAATGCAGTTGCTCCGAGAGTTCCTCGGGCTTCGGATTCATTAAACAATTCGATGAGGCTTCTCTTGACTGATTCGCCATCTCCTACAACGCCATTGAAATTGACTGTGACTTGAGTAGCGGTTGCGGCTTCTGCTCGAGCGATTGCTGCTCCAGGAGTTAGTGCTGAGGCATATTGATTAGCGCCTGTCAGTTGGTCAACCAATGCACCAAGTTTTTCTGCATCGGATTGAAGTTTTGCCAACGCAGCCTTGTTTGCTGCGCTTGTTCCTTTTCCACCTGATGATGCGCCTAATCCTGAAATGCTCGATGTGACTCCTGCAAGCCCCGCGACTGCTGCAAGAACTCCAGCATTTCCTCCACTTGAAATTGCTCCAGGAACTCCACCTGTTGCAAAACTTCCTCCACTACTACCTGAACCAATTAAAGCAATATCAGCAGTTGGGAGTCGATTGTAAGCAGAGATAACTGCATTAACCATGTTTTTAATGGCTTCAATAAACGAAGCAATCTTATCAATTGCTCCACCGATAATGTCGATAATCTTTCCAAATACTGTTCCAACAATTTCAAGTGCGTATTTCAAAGTTGTTCCTATTACTGGAGCGACAACATCTTTGATAAACCCTGCAAGTTTTTGAAATGAGTCTGAGTTTCGGCTTAATGCATCTCCGATTTGGTCCCATGCATATTTTAAACCTTCAAGAATCGGAGTAAAAAACTTTTGAATTAAATCTTTAAGATTTGAAATATATCCCGTCAAACCACCTTGACCAATAGCATCTCCAACTGCAACAATGGCAGGAAGAACATTTCTATTAAAGGCACCAACTAATTCCAAAACAACTGGCAATAATGCAGTTCCAATTGTTGTTTTAACATTTTCAAATTGAGCAGCAAGAATTCTTTGTTGATTTGCCAAACCGCTAGATGTTCTTTCAAAATCTCCCTGAGCATCTGTTGTTTGTTTTAGAATTACCGCTTGAGCAGCCAAAACTTTTTGTTGAGCACTAAGAGCGCCACTGCCATTGTAGATGCCCATGCTCATTGCTTCTTGTTTTAATGTTGCATCATTAAGCAAAACACCGTATGAGCGAATAGGTTCAGACTCGCCACGCAAAGCAGCGCCAATAGCATTGATGGCTTGTTCAGGGCTAGTATTGTAGAAAGAGGCTAAATCTGCTGAAAGTGTTGTTAGTTCAGTTGAAAAACCAACTAAATCTTTTCCTGCAAGTCCTGCTGATTTTCCAAAGGTTGCAAATGTTGCTGCCGCATCGAGTGCCTGTTGTTTGCTTTGACCCAATTTAGTTGCAGCAGTAGCAGCAAATTTATTGATTGCATCTGCTGATTCACCAAAGATAACCCCAACCTTGGATTGTGTTTCAGAAAGGTCAGATGCTGCTTTAACCGCATCAATGCCAATCTTGACTGCCATAGCCGCCGCCGCCGCCGCAGCAGCAGCAAGAGCAACACCAATCTTTTTTCCAACATTAGCCATCTTATCGCCAAAGCCTTCAACATCTCCTGTTGCTGCTTTGAGTTTTTTATTGAGGTCATCAACATCTGCAAGAATGGATAACTTGAGGGTTCTACTATCTCCAGCCATTATGTCCATTCCTTAATAATTTTTTCAAAAGCCATTTCCCATTTGCGAACTATCTCAGGTTGAATTCTGCGCATTGTGGGCCAAATGAAACGACCCTGATTTCCGCGTTGCCCAAACCGAGGAGTTCTTTCGCCAAAGCGAGGATATTTTTTTGAGCCAAATTCAACGCCTGCAAGGATGCCTCGACCACCTGCTTGACCATTGACATTTAACTGAGTGGTTGCACCGCCTGAAAACTTTTGTGCAGCAAAGCCAATTCCAAATTCACCTATTTTAGATGTTTTTGAAACTTTAATACCATCGGCAATTCTTTTTTGTTGAACGCCATTGGCGGCAGCGCGAATCTGTTGAGTTGCATAATCTGCAAGAGCACCCGATTCACGCTTAGCCGCTTCCTGACCTGCCTCATCCATAGCCTTGAATGATTTTATAATTTGGCGCAATTCGGCTTTGTCATAAGTAAAATAGCGTTCTGAGTCTATTTCACCTGCCACCGTTTTGCTCCTTCAGTATTTCTAACGCGGTAAGAATTTCCTCTGCGGTTTGCCATTCACTCATCGGAATCCCTGTTGCCAGTGCTAACTGGATTAGGACTCTGTTGATGCTTCCTGGCTCAAAACTTTTGGGTCTGCATCCAAAACAGTTACCTCAGCAACCGTTTCCATCCAAACTTCAAAGTTCTTTACTGGCTTGCCACCTGCTTCACGCTTCATTGAGTGATAAGCAAGAAACATTAAATCCCAAATTCCAATGGAATCTTGAGCCTGACTAATTGTTTTTGATACTGCTTTTTCCCACTTTGCCCACTCAGGAGGTTGTGCAATATAAGTTGCTTTCTCACCTGAGTTAAACTCAATCAGAATTGGCATTTTCATTTTATGCTCCCGTTTCTATTGTTTAAGAGAAAGTTTCGGCAACTTCTCCGCGTGCTACTTTCCAAGTAAAGTCAACAGTTTGAGCATCTGTTCCTGCTCCACCTGCTGATGGATAGTCTAGCAATACAGGGAAGATAAATACTGCACCTGTTGCTGCGGTAAGTGTCACTGAAACCTCTGCGTTTGGGTTTGTGTCCAATGCAGTCCAAATTGCTTCGCAAACTGATGAAGTCTTGCCCCAGTCAGCGAGTAATGAAAGAGCGAATGAACCCTCAACATTAGTAACTTTGTACGCTTCGCCATCGAGTGTTTGGAAGGTTTCGCGATTGACTGTCTTTGTTAGAACTGCTGATGTCGCTTGAGCTTCGATGTCTGTTCCACCTGTGAACGACAAAGAAATGTCGCGACCTGTTATTACTGTCGTTGCCATTTATTTTCCTTAGGTTGTTTGTGTGTAGTAAGTGGAAACTCTGACATCAGCCACCAAGCAATTTGATGGACCGACTTGAGTAACTGTTGGTTTTTCAACCGCCTCTATCGTGTACCCAACTGGGATGACGGCGAGGACACTCATGATTAGCTGCTCCAAATTGTCCAGGGATGCTGGATTGGAGTTATAAGCAACCGCAACTGAAATGACCAAATTGATTTTGGTGTGCAAGGTTGACTTGTTGATTGTTTGTAATTCTAAATAAGGTGAATCAGGAACTGTCACGCAAAACGGCACTTGAGGTGCTTCGGGAACATAGGCATAAACATTAGCTGCGACTCCTGAAAGTGCAGTTGCCAAAGGTTGACGAATGTCAGAAAGAATTGTTGATGCTGGCATTACTGCACCATTGTTTCAACATCGAGGTACTGACCGAGCAACCCCGAAACTCTGTTGAATAGTGACCGCCCGAGTCTATAAGGTGAAACTGATGTGAAATCTACGCCCTCGATTTGTCCACCTGGAGCAATTCGGGATTGGAAAACTTCGACTGCAACTGCGAGAACGGCAGACTCGACTGCACTGACACCAACATAAGTAGATGCACCTGAGAGGGTTGCAAGTCCTGATGGAATAACATTTTTCTCAAGAATGTCTGCATTGGTGATTGATACATCGAATGTGTAATCCCCTGGCTCTGACAAAACTGTAAATGTTCCAGTAAAAGGAGAACCGCAGCCTGTGATGACCACGGATTGACCTTCACTAAATTCGTGAATGTTTGTTGTGTGATAAGTAGCGACATTACTTGTCAGCGATACTTTATCAACTGCGGTTGCGTATTTTACCAACATTGGCAAAATTACGGATTCGCTAGTGTCAATTACATCTGTTAAATAACTGTCCGAATAGAGGGATGTAGAAACGCCTAGAATAGAACGCAATTCTGCAACTGTGACGATTGAAGCCATTTCCTACATCCTCTCTTAAACGGCTGAGGGGGACAATCGGGAGCAACTGCCCCCCTCATGATTAGTTTGTTTTAATTACACATTCAGTGTAAAGGCACCAGCCGCAGTTAATGTCACTGCTGAACCGTAGCCATAATAACCAACTTCAACTTGACCTGTTCCAACGATGTTGGTGCGGAGTTGTAGTGGTCCTGCGCCTTCATACCAAACGAATGAATCTCCGTTTAGAATGATGATTGAGTCATCTCCTGCGCCTGTTGATGAGTTTGGTGTTACATAAACAGGAAGTCCCATTACTGAACCAACGAATCCGCCTGGGTTAACCATGCCGACATTGTTTGATGCATTTCCTGCAACATCGAACAATGGTCGCTTGTTTGAATCGTTAAGTTTAATCATGTTAGCCCACTGTGTAGGTGTGCAAACGATTCCTGTTGCATAACGCTTTGTTGCTGCATAAACAGATGCTGCACCGCGAGAAATGAATCCTGCAAATGTATCACCGTCAAATGGAAGTGTGATTACTGTTCCATCAAGTGTTCCTGCTGCAAGTGCTGAATACATTGCTGCATCAGTAGCTGCTGCGTATTGATTTCCCATGAGGCGTACAAGCTCATCAAAGAACGCCGGACTTGTGCGGTCGAGGACCTCAACATCGAATTTTTGCATCCCTGCATATTTGGAAACTGTGCAAGAAACATATTCAATTTCAACTTGAGTATCTGAGAACGCACCTTTTTCTGCTGCTGCTGCAACAGTTGGAGCAGTTTTTACGCGAGGAATTTCGAAAGTAAGTCCTGCTGCTGGTAATACT